CATCAGCTGTAAAAACGAATTCATTTTTGCTTAATCTAGCTGGTACATCATCTGCTCGCTCTTTTCCACCTATTTCTACGAAGCCACCAGTCTCTCTATAATCTTTTTCTTTACCACCCAGGTCAATCATTTCTGATGCTTCTTCAGTTTCCATGATTCCACCTTCTTGTTTACCTGGTCTTTTGTACATAGACATGGCTGTATAAGGGTTAAATGTAGTTTCATCTTCATCATCACCCATAAGTCCACCAGTAGCAGCCATAGTTACTTCTTGTGGTTGCTCCATACCTTGACCTTCTTGTTGTTGCTGTTGCATGATTGCTTGTACAAACTGTTCAAAAGTTAATGTACCGCCTTGGTTTTTATATTTTACAAATTCTGCCATAAGCATTTGTTCTATTTGTGCTTGGCCTGCTTCTCCGCCATTTAATAATCCAGCTCTTCCACCATCAGCTGCATACCAATTTTGATCTACGAATTGTTTACCAGGCATGAAAGCTAATGTGCTTTCGCTTGGATTTGTGTAGTATGCTTTTGCTTGATCTCTTATATCGGCAACACTTGAAGGAACTTGTGTCCATGATTCTTCAACCACTTCTTCTGGTTCCTCTTTACCCGTTAGGAAAGGAATAGCTGTTAAAGCTGCCGCACCTAATCCGAATGCATGTTTACCGCTGAACTCTCCACTTTGCCACGGGTTTAAAAGTTTACCTGCTCCACCTAACATTTTTGAAAAGAAACCTCCCTTAGCAGGAGTTCCACCCATACCTCGAGTTAAAAATGAGGGCATTCCTGCTGGTCTAGCTAGAGCTTTAGCAGCCATCATATTTTTAAGAAAGCCTGCACCTTTTGCTTTACCCCACATTCCGCCTGAAGCCCATGGGCCTGCTCCCATACCATACATACCTAAGCCACCAAGGATGGCAGCTTTACCTATAGGGCTTTTAACAATTTTTTTAACACCACGAACAGCTTTTTTAACTAAGCTTCCTAATCCGTAGAGTTGTCTGGGTTCTTGCATTCTTGAAATTGCCATATTTTTACCTTAATCTCCTATTTTACTTTGTTTTAGCAAACAAATCAAGCTTTGGAAGAACGACTGTAACGTCCTGTTGGATGTCTTCATTTGGAATACCTTTAGATACCCAGCCATCTCGGGTCTCGTAAGTCTCGCCTGTTTTCTTGTTTTTATATATAGTTTTTACTTCCTCCGGTAGAATTACCGGTACTTCTTGATCACTCATTACTCTATTTTCTCCTTTTTAATGTTTAAATAACTGATGGTAATAACTACCCCATCACTTACTGTTCCTGCTGTAGTAGCAGCCAATACTGTATTTCCTTCTACTACCATTGGATTTGTTAGTATTTCTACACTAGCGGACGTTGATAATGTTTGAGTGTGTATTACTTCAAAAGCATTATTTGTAATAGTTATAGTGGGAGTATTGGATCCTGATTTATTAGTAACGTGTAGAGATTTAACAATGATAGTTTCATTAACTGAAGGGGACAATAAGTTATTACTCTCAGCTGCAGTTACTGTTTTTCCATAAAATTTATATTCGTTTTTTACTGCCATTATTCTAAAAAGAAGTTTCTAGCTTCTATTTCCTGTTTCATGTCTTCTTGAAAAGTAGTGTTTAATTTATTAATAACACCGTCAAGATCTCTAACCAAAGATTGAAAATCTTGTTGGTCGTATTCTTCGCCTGCTCTTGTTAATGATTGTACGATCTTTGCCATTATAATATACTTAGTAGTCCTCCATATCTTAAACCTACTCTTCCACCTTCTGCTAATCTCCAACCCGACATGCCAGCATTTCTATTAGCATCTGAAATTGATTGAGCTTGAGCTTCACTAATTCCTAAACCACCTTGATCTACGCCTCTAGACATGTGAGTAGCGCCTTTACCCGCTCTTCTTTGGGGAGCTGTGCCGGCACGGTCTTTCTCTATAGCTATGTTCTCGTCTATGTTTTTCTGATTTTCCTTTTCCCACATTTCTTTTTCTTTTAGTGCAGGGTTTACAAACTTGTTATAATAATTTGTTTTTTTGGCCTCTAGTTCCTCCTCAGTTAAAGTTTTGCCCCATTGGTTTTCCAGATTTTCGTAAACACCTTGTACATAGTCTATTTGTTTATCATACATTGCACCTAAGTCATTAAGCCCAAAACCCGACTGTAAATTTTTACCAGCTAATACACCGCCTGTAATTTGATTAAGGCCAGAGGTTGGATTTGTTCCATACATTCCTTGCTCTTTCATAAAATCTATCTGACCTTGAAGTGCAGGATTATAGTTAAATGCTCTTGGATTAGTCGCATCCATTCCACCAGCTATTCTTCCCATTATAGTATTATCTAAAATACTTGTTATTCCTTCCCCTATTCTATTTTTAAAATACCCAAATGTATTTTTAATATTACTGGGTGCTTCTTGAACAAAATTTTTAGTATTAACTAACGGATCAAATCTTGTAGGATGATTTGCTCTCATCATAAAGTCAACCGGCTGATCAATATAATGAATTGCTTTTGTACCCATGCCTGGAACGTCCTCATCATCACCTGTGGCTATTGCATCCCAGTCTGCTTGTGATGTATTGGCTGCCACGTTAGCAATGTCTTGGTCTAATGCATTCATAGATGCTATTCCTTGATTATTCCACCATGCCATAATTATCTTCTTCCTCCTGGATGTATGTCCAATCTAAATGTACCTAGTTTCCAATCTTGGCCAACGGCCGTATTAGCTACTTTAAATTGAACAGCTCTTCCTCTTATTCGAGTATCAACTTTGGTACTTGCTGTTGTTATATCATAGTTTGTAGTGGTTGCGCTACTATTTGGATAGTTTTTAGTAACCAATGAAACCCGTGTGCTGCCTGTTTGACTAATGAAATCAGGTATAAATCTACTAACCCTCATTACAAATTCACCGTCCCCTCTAAGGTCTGGCATTCCTACCACACTTCCTGTTGTACTTTTTTTCTGAGTAATATCAAAATCACCTGATTCAATATTTGCTAGGACAGCGGTAACCGAGCCTCCTGCATCTACTTGATCGGTCCCTGTTTCCTGGGCATAGTAATATGTAACTCCTGCCGTATTTCCAACGACATCAAAAGAAGCATTACTACTGGTATCATATTTAGTTGCATGAGGTTTATCAAAGATTGAGGAATCTTGCCACGCTGTTCGAGCTAAGCTTCCTGTTGTCCATACAGTTCTTTTAGAACCTGATTCAAGATAGTTATAAGTAACGACTCTATCAATTACATTAGAACCATTACTACAATAGAAAAAGTTTACTTCGGTAAAAAGGTTATTCAATCCACAGTTAATTAAATCTCTTGCCGTAGTATTAATATCATCATACACATAGTCTTCTACTAAGCAGGGTAAAGATTTTAATCTGCCATCGTATGCAAAGAATCCATTTTCAGACATCCAGTAAGCTGTGCCATCAACTTCAATCGCAGCATTCTTACCTATTAGTCCACAGTTAGTTCCAGCTATTTCAAAAGAAAATGTAAATGGTGCTCCAACAAAACGCATTAAAAATAATGCTTTATCGGTCCAGACATAAATTGCATCTCTACCTTGGACTGCGCCCATGATTTTAGAACCATCAGCAAGTCTTTGAGTACCAGCCGTATTATCGGCTGTTACCGTGTATGAATCTGTCCCAGTAATTTTTTCTTGATCAGAGAATCTTATATACATATCATCTTGGGTTGATGTGTCTCCAATTGTTGTTTCTGTTCCAAAAAATATTAAGTGTCTATCTGGTGTAGAAACTAACATATGTCTTGAAGCTGTAGGTGCATCAGCAAGTAGGGTAGCCCTAGTATTAGTTGCACCTGCTACTGAAGAGTCCCATTCAAAACATTTTCCGTTATAAATAAGTGCTATTAATTTTGTTCCATAATTATTTAAAACCCATAAGCCGGGATCAAGTGTAACGTCTTCAGAAGACGATTCGCCCCATGCTACATAGTCAGAAATATTGCTTACTGTTACTCCAGCAGTATGGGCTGCTCTTGTAGTTCCATTAACCGCACGCGCTCCTCCACTTAAAGTTCCTGTTGAGGTATCGTTATTTGTATAACTAATATCTTCTGAGCCAATTCTAATTTCTCCTGAATCTGGAAAAGCAGTTGAACTAGCTACGACTACAGTCGTAGTAGCATCGTCTGGAAGTGTTGTTGATAGAGTAGTCGTTGCAATACCTGAAGCAGTTCCGCCGAAGTTAGCAGTTCCCCATCCATAACCACCTAGTTGTTGATTAGGGCCGACATGGTAATAAGGACTGCCTGTTGCACTCCCTACAT